TTTGGAAGCCCACCACCCACCCTCATTAACTTAGTTCTTCGAACAAATGATATACTTGGTTGTCGCATTGAATTGATGAAAGATAACTAAGGTTTGGTTCATAGCTATGTCTAACTACAATATACATTGGTTCTCTTGAGCTATGACTGCTCCGTTCACCAATGAAGTTCTTATCTTTACCTTTGTCTCTCTACCGATAGCCAAACGTAAACACTAGCTCGTCCCTCGCAGGGGTTACACGACAGAGGGGGGTACACCAAAACTAGGCACTACACATATAGGAGAAGTATTGCCCAATCATTTTTAGCTAAAAAAAGCTCGACAAGGTTATTGGGTTGATGGTAGTTATGGATTTATGTTGATTATCTCAAAAATATTTTTTACTCTGAAAGGTGCGATCATGAGGGTTGGTGTATTAGCATCTGTTCTTCTTAACAGAAAAAGGAAAGAAAATGGCGACACCGTTATGGCAGAGAAAGGGAGGGAAGAACCCAAAGGGGGGTCTGAACGAACAAGGAAGAAAGTCATACGAAAGGGAGAATCCAGGCTCGAATCTAAAGTCACCAGTAAAGAAGGGAGACAATCCAAGAAGAGCCAGCTTTCTAGCAAGGATGGGGAACGCAAAAGGACCAGAGTACAAGGACGGAAAACCAACAAGACTTCTTCTAAGTCTAAGAGCATGGGGAGCAAGTAGTAAGGAAGATGCTCGAGCGAAAGCAAGGGCGATTAGTAAGCGTAACGAGAGTTCAAAAAAATCTTAGTGGGTGAGAATCCAGAACCAAAGGAGTAAATAAATGGCTGAAGAAAAGAAAAAGAAGAAGAAAAAGAAGAGTGGTCTTTTTGATCGACTCAGAGAGATGGGTAGAAATTTAAAGTCTACTCTTAACGCACCAGGAAGAAGGGTCAGAGAAGAAAAGCTAGAGCAAAGGGCAGAGCGTTCTGGAATGAAGAACCAGTCAGGCGAAAGCCGTATGCAAAAAGGCAAGCTTTATGAAGATGCTCCTAAAGGATCTGGTGGTAAAGTTGGTGTAGATAAAAATGCTCCACCTATGTCGAGAAGAAAGACTGGGGAAGACAAGTTTGCTCCAAAGGGTGCTGGTGGTAAAGCTAAGAAGTTTATGGAAACTAAAAGTGAAACTGTTTCTGATAAGCGAAAGACACTTCAACAAGCAAATCAAATGAGAGCAAGAAAGGCTAGAAATCAAGGTGTAGATAAGTTTGCACCACAAGGTGAGGGTGGAAAAGCTAAAGCTATCATTCAAAAATCAAAAGAACCTACTACTTTCAAAGAAGCATTTAGAATGGCTAGAAAAGAAGGTAAAGGTAAATTTACTTTTAAGGGTAAGTCTTATGCCGCCGTTACTATGGATGAAGTAAGGAAAGCCAAGAAACAAGGTAAGATCGAGAAGGCAACTCTTGCCGCTTATCTTAGAATGAAAAGGAAAAAGAAGTAATGCCAGGATATAGTCAAGGACAATCAATGATTGCGTCACAAGCTGGCAATCCTAAAAAGATTGAGAAAGCTGATTTTGATAAGTTAAGAAAGAGAAAGAAAAAGAAACCTCTTTACGATAAGGTTAAGATGAATGGCAGTTAATGCGGCTGGTAATTATACCAAACCAAAAATGCGTAAGGCTTTATTCAACTCAATCAAGAACCGAGCAGTTCAGGGTACAGCGGCTGGTAAGTGGTCAGCACGAAAAGCACAGTTACTAGCCAAGACCTATAAATCAAGAGGTGGTGGATATACTTAATGTTCAAAGTAAAAAATAAAGAAAGAGATAAAAATATAGATAAAGCTTTTGCTCTGTATAAAAAAAGACAAAAGCAAGCAAAAGATATAAAACTTTTTCCTTTTACAAGTATGGCAAGTAAAACAAAAAGTAACCTTGATGATTTTGGAGCTGGTGTTTTAGATGTAGCTTTGTTTCCAACAAATCTTGGTAGAAAAGTTCTAAGAACTTATCAAAGACAAAAAGCAAAAAGAAAAGTTATTGAAGCAACAAAAGAGCCTTTGTGGAAACTTATTAAATGAAGCGTTCACAAAGAAGTTTAAAAGCTTGGGGAGAACAAGATTGGCAAACGAAAAGTGGCAAGAAGTCTTCAGAGACTGGGGAAAGGTATCTACCAAAGAAAGCAATACAAGCACTAACAGACGAAGAGTACGCACGAACAACAGCAGAGAAAAGAAAGGCAAAGAAGAAAGGGAAACAGTTTTCTTCTCAACCAAAACAGATAGCAAAAAAGACAGCACTCTATAGGAGGTTCAGTTGAGTTTCATTAACACCTTAAAACCTGAAGAACATAGAATGTTGCGAAGATTAGTAAAAGAAATACACTTTCAATACTTTGATGAAAAGCATACGAAGTCTTTCGTTACCAACTCGATGCTTGATAGTGTGATTGAAAATATTGGTCCAGAGGTAGCAGAGATTATGATTCGTACTGGAGTACAAAAAGGTTTGCGTTGATAGATTTTAAGTATAAGCCTGATGGTGAAACTCTAAAAGAGTTTATGAAGGATTCAAATTTTTTTCGTGGTATCAGAGGGCCAGTTGGTTCTGGCAAATCTGTTGGTTGTTGTGTTGAAGTATTTAGAAGAGCATTAGAACAGAAACCAAATAAAGATAAGATCCGTAGATCTCGATGGGCTGTTATAAGAAACACTAACCCACAACTCCGAACAACAACTATAAAGACTTGGCTTGATTGGTTTCCTGAAGATGATTGGGGTAACTTCCATTGGAGTGTGCCTTATACTCACCACATAAAAAAAGGGGATGTCGATCTCGAAGTTTTGTTTCTAGCACTCGACAGACCTGAAGATGTAAAGAAACTTCTTTCTCTTGAACTAACTGGTGTGTGGGTAAACGAAGCAAGAGAGATTCCGAAAAGTATTATTGATGCGTGTACGATGCGTGTGGGTAGATTCCCAAGTATGCGAGATGGTGGGCCAAGTTGGTCTGGTGTTATCTGTGATACCAATGCACCAGAAGAAGATCACTGGTGGGCTATCATGGCTGGTGAAGTTCCCATACCTGATCATATTCCTAGAGAGCAAGCGACTATGTTAGTGAAACCTGATAACTGGTCTTTCTTTACACAACCAGCGGCAATGCAAGAAAAGCTAGATGATAAGGGTGAAGTGTCTGGTTATGACATGAATAAGAAAGCAGAAAACGCAAGTAATATTCTTGAAACATACTATCCAAATCTAATACGAGGAAAGACTAAGAGTTGGATTGATGTCTATGTAATGAATAGATTAGGAATGATTCAGGAAGGTAAACCAGTATATCCTGAGTTTCTAGGTGAAACGCATATTGCTCAAGAAGAAATACCTATTGCTATGGGTGTACCTTTGTATATTGGTATTGACTTTGGACTCACACCCTCTGCTGTATTTGCACAAAAAGTCCGAGGTAGATGGTTAGTACAATCAGAGATAGTAGCTATTGATATGGGTATAGTCAGATTTGCAGAACTATTACGACAAGAGATAAGTTCTCGATTTAATGGTCTTGATGTATACATTTATGGTGATCCCGCTGGTGATTTTAGAGCACAGACAGATGAATCCACACCATTTCAAATACTAAGAGGTGCTGGATTAAAAGCTGTCCCAGCTCCAAGTAATAGTGTTGATTTACGTTTGGAATCTGTTTCTGCCCAATTAAATAAGTTGGCAGATGGTAAGCCAGCGTTTCTTGTTGACAGAAGATGTCCACAACTTATCAAAGGTTTTCAAGGTGGATATTGCTATAGACGTATGCAAGTATCAGGAGAACGATATGATGACAAACCTGATAAGAATATGTACTCACATATACATGATGCTCTTCAATACTTGATGTTAGGAGCTGGTGAGGGTAGAACTTTAATGAATGGACAAAAGCCAGTAAAAGCGTTCAATGCAAGAAAAGGCTTTGATATTTTTTCAAGATCGCCTAATAATAGGAACAAGACCAGTTTTTGGAATAGATTGTAGGAGAATAATATGTGTTTTGGTGGTGGAAGCTCTCGACCTGAACCAGTAAGCGATACTGTTACTCAAGAGCAAAAAGAACAAAAAAAAGAAGAAACCCAGAAAAAAGTAGAACGTAGACAAGAAGCTCTTGAAAAAGAAGTTACTTCAGATCAACCAATTAAAACACAACTTACTTATGAGATGGGTGCTAAAGCTGGAACACCAGTTGTTCGAGGTAGAAGAGGAAGACGAGCTTTATATACAAGTGGTCGAGGTGGTATAGGCTACCGAAATCCACTTATGTTTGGATAATAGAATATGGTTCATTCTCCAAATTCAATCGACATGAAAGACAATGATAAGCTTTTATCTGCTTATATGAAGAAGTACGAAAAAGCCAAATCAATACGACAACGATGGGAGCCTTTGTTTAATGAATGTTATGAGTATGCTTTACCTATGCGTGAAACTTTCTACACTACCGCAAAAGGTGAAAGAAGAGATGAAAGAATATTTGATGAAACGGCTGTTGTTGGAGTCCAAGAGTTTGCATCAAGACTTCAATCAGGATTAGTTCCAAATTTTGCTCGATGGGCTGACTTTACTGCTGGAAGTGAGATACCAAAAGAAAGCAGAGATGCTATTAATAATGATCTTGATGAAGTTACAGATTATGTATTCGAAGTAATACAGAACTCAAACTTTGCTCAAGAAGTACACGAATCATTTATGGATCTTGCTGTAGGTACTGGTGTTCTTCATGTTGCAGAGGGTGACGCTGTAAATCCAGTTAAGTTTACTGCACTCCCGTTACCTCATGTTGTTCTTGATGTTGGACCAGATGATATGGTCGATCATGTATTTAGAGAAAGAGATATGCCCTTTGGTCATATTCCAATTGTGTATAGAGATATGGAACAAATGCCAAAGCTGATAAATGCAATCAAAACAAATCCTGATGCAGAAGCAAAGGTTCTTGAAGTTGTGTGTAGAGATTACTCAAAGATAAATGAAGATGCGTATTTATGTTTTGTGTTCGAAACAACAACTAAGTGTGTAATTAAGAAAGAACAATTCAAAGGAACTGGTAGTAATCCATTTATATGTTTTCGTTGGAGCAAAGATCCCGGTGCTGTCTATGGGCGAGGTCCACTTGTCAACGCATTGAGTGCGATTAAAACTACTAACCTAACAATAGAACTTGTTTTAGAAAACGCACAGATGGCAATATCTGGTGTGTATCAAATGGATGATGATGGTGTTATCAATCCTGATACAATTAATCTAGTGCCTGGAACTGTGATACCCAAAGCACCAAACTCTGCTGGTTTGCAACCAGTACAAGCGGCTGGATCGTTTGATGTAGCCAATCTTATTTTATCTGATATGCGATTGAATATTAAGAGAGCATTGTATAATGATATGCTTGGTAATCCTGACAGAACACCAGCAACAGCTACGGAAATCGCAGAAAGAATGGCTGACCTAAGTCGTCGTATTGGATCTGCTTTTGGAAGATTGCAAGCAGAACTGGTACAGCCAGTATTACAAAGAGTTGTTCATATTCTAAAGAAACAAAACAGAATAAAAATACCAACAATAAATGGAAGACAAGTAAAAGTACGATCTGTTTCACCACTATCACAAGCACAAGCTAATGCTGATATTAGTAGTGTGGCTAGATTTCTTGAACTAACGCAAGCTCGTTTTGGTCAAGAACTTACAAACATTCTTATAAACTCAGAAGAAACAGCTACGTATTTAGCAAAGAAGTTTGGTGTTCCTGATAATCTTGTAAGAGATTTAGAGGAAAGAAAAGAGATAATTAGAATGGCTCAACAGATGCAACAACAACAAATGCAGATGCAACAACAAGGACAGATGCCAAATGAACAAACTAACTAATAATCCAGCAGTTACTGGATTAGATGGATTCCCAAGAAATAAAAATTTAGAAGAAGAAGTATCTCTCAACTTCACACATTTATTCTCTCAACCAACTGGTCAAGCTATCTTGCAGTATTTACGAAGTATTACTATCGAAGCTGTGCATGGATCAGCAGTTACAAATGATGTATTGCGTCATGCAGAGGGTCAGAGGTATATAGTTGGATTGATTGAAAGACGTATTCAACATGGTCACAAAGTAAAGAAAGGTTCATAATGGAAGATCAAGTGCAAGAAAATGTTTCACATGAAACATCGAGCGAAGAACAACCAGTAAACTCTATGGGTGAAAGACCTGAGTGGTTGCCTGAAAAATTTAAAAGTGCAGAAGATTTTGCAAACTCTTATCATAATCTTGAATCAAAGATAGGTCAAAGCAAAGATACTATTAGAGATGAAGTATTAGCTGAGATTGAAAGTGAAGCGTATGCTGATAGACCTGAAAGTGCTGGTGATTATTTATTACCTGAATCACTCGATCCAGAACTAGCACAAGATAATCCTATGCTCGATTGGTGGGCTGATCATTGTTATAGCTCTGGAATGGGTCAGGATGAGTTTGAAAAAGGTATTGAGATGTTTGGTGAGCAGATTGGAGCTGGCTATGACGCAGATGCAGAGATTGCTGAGTTAGGAGATCATGCAGAAGAAAGAATAGAAGCCGTTGGATTGTTTGTAGATCAGATTGTACCTCAAGATAATCCATTAAGAGAAACAATAGATGACCTTTGCTCTACATCAGAAGGTATACAAGTAGTTGAGTTGTTAATGTCACAGATGCAACAAACACCATTCTTAGATGGAACACAACCAGTACAAGTCATGAACGAAACGAAACTTAAAGAAATGATGCAAGATCCTCGATATTATGGTCATAATAAAGATATGGATTTTGTGCGTAAAGTAGATGAAGGATTTAGGAAGATCTATGGCTAAGAAAAAAGTAAAGAAACCGATAAAGTATTGACGTATATCAAAAGAGGTAACCTTGAGTTCCGACCATGTGTTATTTCTGATGTTGATATTATTGTCGGTAATATGCGTTTACCTGATATCAGGGAGTGTGCATTGGTTGGGGTTACACCCAAAGTAGCACTTCATGTGCCTTTTGTTGAAGAAGGATCAAAAGGATTTACAATTACACACAAACAAAAACCAGTAGCTATGTGTGGTGTTACACCATTAGATGACTATAACTATCGTGGTAAGATATGGTTTCTTGGTACTGATGATATAGATAGTATTGCTAAATCTTTTTATAAATATAGTAAATTAATCCTTTCATTCTTATCTTATGAGTATGATTTTGTAGAAAATTATGTACCAGTAGATCATGAAAAAACTATCAAATGGCTACAATGGATAGGGTTTGAAATAGAAAAACAACAATATTTTGTAGATGAACATGAGTTTTTTAGACTTTTTTATTGCAATCCTCAGAGAATTGAGTGTAATAGTAAGTTAAGTGAAAGACCCGTACTGCATTAGAGAAGCCCTATATGGATAACTTTTATGACAAATGCAAAGGACAATCTGAAACGTAAATTGTAACTTTAACTTTAAGGAGCTGAATAATGGCAAATACAATAGATACTGCCTTTATCAAACAGTTCGAATCTGAAGTGCATCTTGCTTATCAACGTATGGGATCAAAGCTACGAAATACTGTACGTCAGGCAAACAATGTTACTGGAAGCACAGTTCGTTTCCAGAAGATTGGAACTGGATCGGCAACAACCAAGTCACGAAATGGCTTGATTACACCGATGGAACTAGCACACACAACTGTTGAAGCAACGATGAGCGACAAATATGCCGCTGATTACATCGACAAGTTGGATGAGCTAAAAACAAATATCAACGAAAGACAAGCTGTTGCAACTTCTGCGGCGGCGGCTTTGGGTAGAGAAACGGATACTATCTTATACACAGCAATGGATAGTGGTGCTAATACAACTCAAATACATGATACAAGTTCAGCTGTTGAAAAAGCTGATTTGCTTTCTGTGTTTGAGACTTTTGGTACTGCGAACATTCCTGAAGATGGTGGTCGATATATTGCTATGCACCCAAAGGGATATGCGGATCTGTTTAATATAACAGAATTTGCATCATCTGATTTTGTTGGTGAGCAAAATCTACCATTTGCTGGTGGTATGACTATGAAAGAATTTCTTGGATTCAAGATCTTTTCAACTGCGGCTATCACAGCTGGAAAGAACATGGCATATCATACAACAGCAGTTGGTCTTGGTGTTAACTCTGATGTTCAGACGGAAGTAAACTATGTTCCTGAGAGAGCGTCACATCTTGCAACATCTATGATGTCTATGGGTGCTGTTGTTATTGATGACAATGGTGTCTATGAACTCTTAGATAATAACTCATAGGGGGTATTAATATGGCTTATAGTGCTTCTAATTTGACCCTTTGGTCTATGAATGGAGTTGGTCCAAAACTTTGGAACTACTCAACATCGGACACAATCGCAACTGTAAATAGCTCTGGTTATTTTAATGATGCGGCAAATATGTTAAGTGTTCGTGATGTTATCTGTGTTTCAGATACCAATGCTCCAACCACCCATTGGGTAAATGTCCTATCAAATACTGGTTCTGTCGTAGATGTATCTGATGGTACAGTTATTGTTGAAACAGACGGCGACTAAATATGTCTAGCACAGCGGCAGATAGTTCGATTGATATTTGTAGTCGAGCATTGATTCTGATTGGAGCTGATCCAATTACCTCTTTTACGGATGGTTCTACAGAATCTTTGGTAGCTTCAAATCTTTATGAGGATATCTGCCGTTCTGCACTTCAAAACTGTAGATGGCGATTTGCTACAGATCAAAGAGTTTTAAATAGATTAACTGATGCACCAACTGGTCGATATGACCTTGCGTATCAGTTACCAAATAATAATCTTATTGTTCATGCTATTACTGTAAATGATAACTTAGTCGAGTATCAGATATATGGTGATATGGTTTATGCTGATACGAATACTGGTGATACAGTTATAGCTGATTATACATTCCGACAAACAGAAGAAAACTTCCCAGCATATTTTACTGTTGCTCTTCAATATGCACTTGCTGTTGCATTTGCATCATCTATTGCAAGAGATGCTACAATGCTTACACAAATGTCTGCACTTGCTCAACAAGCAATGATGAAAGCAAGAAGTGTAGATTCACAACAACAAACAACACGAAAGCTAGTTTCGACAAGATTTATTGCTGAAAGGAGGAGTTGATGCGAAAAGCAAAAGTTCCTCTAACTAATTTTCAGTTTGGAGAAATAAGTCCTAGTCTTATATCAAGAACAGATACAAAGGTATATAACAACTCAGCTCAAAAGATTGAGAACTTTTTTTTAAGAGCAGAAGGTGGTGTTATAAAAAGGGCTGGTCTTTCTAAGATATATGAGTTTGATACTACAGTTGAGAACGCAAGCTTTACTATTACAGTATCTGATTATGCAAACATTGCAGTTGGTACACAAATAACATTTAAGAAAAGTGATGGCACTATTATAACAGTTGAGTTTGAAACTGCTGGTGGAGAAAGTCCTAGTGCATCTGTTGGTAATAAACATTTTGTAAGATCAAATGAAGGTAATAATACAGTAGCTGATAATTTATTTACTGCAATAAATGCTATATCAGGATTTACTGTAGCGAATCCTTCAGCGGCAGTTGTAACTGTAGTAAGAGATGATGTCTTTGAAGGAAGAAATATTGAAGTAACTACAACAGATTCTACAAGACTAGCTGTTACTAATTTTGCAACAGATAGTGTAATGCAACATAGATTGGTTCCATTTATATTTTCAGATGATGAAAGATATATTATTTCTTTGGAGCATTTAAAGATAAGAGTATTTAGTATTGATACATCTAATAATGTCACACTTGCAACAACAATTACTCAAGATGCAAGTAGTGCGGCTCTTCCTTTTACAAATCAAAATATACATGAAGTTACCTATGCACAATCTGGCGATGTAATGTTTATTGCTCATCAAACATTTATGGTGAGAAAACTCACAAGAACTGGTCTTACATCTTTTCAAGTAGAAACTAAAACTTTTGATACACAATCTGCTGGTGCAAAAATATATCAACCCTACTTTCAGTTCCAAGATCTTGGTGTTACTCTTGATCCTTCTGCATCTTCAGGAACTGGTATTACATTAACAACAAGTGCGGCTTATTGGGATTTAACTGGTTCTCAATCAGGGGGTAACTATCCTGATTCAAAACACGTAGGGATTACTATTAAGTATCACGATCAAGAAATAACAATTACATCAGTACAATCAGCAACACAAGCAACTGGTAATGCTTTGGCGGCACTCAAGAAAAGATTAACTATTGATTCAATGAGAACAGATAATGGTGTAGCAACTGTAACTGTTACTCTTGCTAATCATGGATTTTCTGCAAGTGATGCTTTTACTATATCGAGTGCAAATAGTGTTGGTGGTATTGCGGCTGGTAACTTGAATGGAGCAAGAACTGTTGCTGAAGTTATTGATGATAATACTTTTACATTTACTGCTGGTGGAAATGCGAATGATTCGGCCGCTGGTGGTGGTACTCCATTTTTAGAAACTCATGCTGTGGCTACAAACTGGTCAGAACAATCTTATTCAGCATTAAGAGGATTTCCAGGAGCAGTTACTTTTCATCAGAATAGATTATGGTATGGAGGAACTATTGCTCAACCTGATGGATTGTGGGCTAGTAAGTCGAATGAGTTTTTTAATTTTGATATTGGAACTGGTGCAGATAATGATTCGATTGATATTACTGCCGCAATCGGTGAAGTAAATACGATACGTCATCTTGTATCAAACAGAGATCTGCAAGCATTTACATCTACAGATGAATTTATTATTCCAGCTTTTGTTGAGAAGCCTACCACCCCTACAAATGCTACAATAAAAAGACAAACACCATTTGGTGCATCTTTTGTAAAACCTTTTGTATTTGATGGTGCTACTGTTTATGTGCAGAGTTCAGGTAAGATAGTAAGAGAAATGTTATTTGATGATGGTCAGCAAGCGTATACTGGTCAACCTATTTCATCATTAGCTTCTCATCTTATTAATACACCAATACAAGCAAGCACGTTAGCTGGTGGTATAGATCGAGCAGAGAGTTATTATTTTCTGATAGATGGAGATGGAACGCTTGGTGTCTTTAATTCAAATAGAGGTGAACAGCGATATGGTTGGACACAGTTTACAAGTCAAGGATCATTCCATTCTATTTGCACAGTAGATACAAGGGTGTATGCTGTAGTTAAGTATGATAAAGGGGATGGTACAAATAAATATATTCTCTGCGAGTTTGATAGTAATTTTAATACTGATATGGCTAAAACATATTTTGGCAGTAGTGGAGTATTCGATGTTAGCTCCGACTTTGCCAATGGTGCAGTCCTTGATGTGGTTAGTGGTACTCACTATCTTGGTCAGTTTACTGTGGGGAGTGGTAACATTGATGTATCAGCTGTGGATAACTCTCTCCAAAAAGCAGAGATAGGATTTAAGTTTGATGTAACACTCACAACCAACCCAATAGACACAGTTGGACAAAGTGGTGCATTAACTGGAGAACCAAGAAGTTTGAATAAAGTTATTGTTGATTTAAATGCAACATTATCATGTTCGGTAAATTCTAAAAATTTAATTATACGACAAGTAACAGATGATTTGAGTAAAGACAGAACACCAGTAACAGGAAAAAGAGAGTTTAGATTATTGGGATATAGCAAAGATCCTCAAGTAACAATTAGTCAATCTGCACCTCTTGCCCTACAAGTCAATTCATTAATAGCAGAGGTAACATTCTAATGGATCCATTTACTATAATGGCACTAGCAAGTTCAGCTTTGAGTGCAAGTGCGGCGATAGCTCAAGGTAAGGAAGCGAAAGCTCAAAAAGAAGCTGAAGCTCAACAGATAGAACAAGAACGACAACAAACAATCATTAATACTATGCAGAAGCATAATGATAGATTGCGAGAGTTTGATAATGCTGAAGATATAAATGAATCATTGTTTGCATTTATGAATAGAGATGATGACAGATCATTGAAAGCATTTAGAGAAAATGAGAAGTTGATAGCTTCTGATGATGCAAGACGTATTGATACACAAGGTTTATATCGAGGAGAACAGTTACGATTGCAAGCGGCGAGTGCAAGAAGAGCTGGTCGATCTGCTGAAAGAATGGGTTATTTAAATGGTGCGGTTTCATTACTTGGTGGTGGTATGGATGCTTATAAATATAAATATCCAAGTGGGAGATAATTATGGTTAGTGTTGTAAAACAAAGACGCCAGTTTCAAAATACACAGATAGGAATCAATCGAGCAGATATGTCTGTGGCAAATGATCTTGGTCGAGTTTCTCAACTTGCAGATCAAGTTACAAACAGAATGTTTAGAGAAGCGTCAGATCAAGCTGCAAAGTCAGCACAAAAGTTTGTTGATGAAGCTCCTGATAATGCAATCTATGGTATAGATCCAAATACTGGCAGACCAAAGATAATTGATTTGCAAGAATCATTACCCTCAAAAGGATATGGAACGTATGCACAAGATCTTATCAAGAAAGGTATTGATGAAAGATTTGCTCGTTTAGCAACTAATGAATACAAAGAAACCTCGCAACGATTAGCGGCAAAGTACCCATTTAGTCCAACAAGATATAAAGAAGAAATGTCACGTTTTGTTTCTGAGATGAGGAAACCTTATAGCGGTAAGTATGCTAATCTTATAGAAACTGGTGCAACAGAATGGATAGGTAGAACACAAGCTGTTATTCTTGAGCAAGCTATAAAAAATCAAAGACGTTTAGCTGGTGCAGATTTGGCTAATTCTTTGAATGAATTTAATCAAGATTTTGAAGCTATTGGGAGAGAAGGGGGTGTAAATTCAAAAACAATTATGTTGAGGATTGAAGAGTTAGTTGAAAGCAAAAATGAACAAATAGTTACTTCAAGAAATCTTGGTACATTCAAACAAACACCAAAACAAGTTATCAATTCTCTTAAATCAAACTATGCACTTTCTCGTATGCAAAATATATTTGAGAAGGTAACACGCACAGATAAAGATGGTTTGAATGGTGCATTGTTTATAGATCAAGTTGGTGCTGGAAGATTTGAGTTTCCAGAACAGTTTGCAAATTATAAAGATGAAGCAAAGTTACTTTATAAACAAATTACAAAAACTGGACAAACACTTGAGCTTAAAAGAAATTTAGTAAGTCTTCAAGAAGATAACAATAGAATTTTTAGAGCTGAATCAGCTAGAAAAAATGTTGAAGAAGATAATGATCGAAATGCTTTACTTACTAATATTCTCCAAGAAAAAGACCAAGTTATCACAAGCTATGATGTTATGGGTGATAACAATGCTTATACAAGTTTTGTATCATCTATTGCTGGTCAAGATTTAGAAACAACTACATCTTTATACTTAGAAGAACTGCAAAAGATTTCTAATTTTGAGCAACCACAAAATATTCCAGGTCTTGTTGCAACTAAGTCTGTTCTTGAATCTGATGAAGCAAATACAATAGAAGCATCTTTAAGAGAAGCGTATAAAGATCAAGTTGGTACTATGATTGTATCTACATTTGGTAGAGATAAAGCAAAGTTATTAGCTGTTGCTGAATATGTAGATATGCCAGTAAAACAAGATGGGTCAAGAAACTATCAACCATTTATTGATAAAGGTATAAGTCTTTCACAACCAGAACAGAAACTATTAGAATCATTTGGTAATTTTAAAGGTGATCCAACTGAGCCAATGGAAGCGTGGGGTGGTGATAAGCAAGTAAAGTTAAGTAGTAAAATTCGTGGTCAAATAGTAAATGAAGTTAAAGAGCAAGCTAATTATGTTTCTGGTACAACAGTATCTGCGGCACAACAAAAACTTCAAGCTGAGTATAATATAAAAATACGTTCTTCTTTTACAACATCAAGTAAAGCTGAAAGAGAATATCACGAAGGAGCATTTTTTGCGGATTCAACTTATGGTCAAGAATTAAGACAAAAAGGTGATATGAGATTTGCTTTTTCTGATCCTGAGTTTATGACACCAAACGGAAAAAATTATAAGTTTTATCAGGACTTAAATAATTATTTTGTAAATAATAATATTCTTCCTGAATCTTTAGTGCAGTTTATGAAAGGTATGGAGAATGGAGCAGTTTCTGCACAAGAGGGTCAATATGTTCTTAACTTTATTAAAGCAAATGTTTTAAGACCAGTAAGTGCAAAAAATATGTTACCTGAAAATACACAAGAAATAACATTACCAAATGGCAGAAAGAAGACCATTGCCGATTCTGGCAGTTTAATGATGAATACAACTCGATTAAATTTATTTAAAAGAGGTCATGGATTAGATGAAGAAGCAAACTTTTTTGCATCATTTATGCGATCAACACAAGCATTTGGTTCAGATAGAATGGTTTCATTATTTGCTAAAGCAGTTGAAATGAGAAATGATCCAAGCAAAAGAGATGATGTTATGAATTATCTTAGAATGAAATTTGATCTCCAACCTAATCAGAATCCTATTGAGCATGGAAGAAGAATATTAGCTGATGTTGCTGGTGGTACAAATAACCCACTATACAATATGTTAAAAGAATCTGTTGATGAATGGGGTGTATTATCATTTGCAACAAATCCAAAAGAATCATTTAGAGATTTTGTTGAGAATGTAAAGAAAACATCTTTTGCAAGTGGTAATGATATTGTTCTCGATGTGAATGGAGTGATAGCAACTGACAATCCTAAAGATATTCTTACACCATATTCACCACTTAGACTTTTTGGAGATAAAGCTGATGCGTTTGCAGAGTGGGCTGATACTCTTATTCATTCTGAATCAAATGGAGTGTTTAGTTTATTTGGATCTAATAGAGGTTCTATGACTACAAGCAAAGGTCTTATGTCTACATTATTCTCTGTTGCAAAACCAATGACTGCTGAAAGTGATAAAGGATATAAGGTATGGCTTGTTCCTGATCCTTATACATCAATGACAGTTACTGGTGAACCTGATCTTGCTCAGACAATATTTAGACCACATTTTCTAAATGATGATGGTGAGTTAGTGCCAGCGATATATTTTGATGCTGAAGCTGAAGTAGGTAAACAACTTATTTATCCTGAAATATTAGCAAGTGATTTTCTAGCTTACGATAGAGCTAAAGGAATGAGAACGTACAACTAATGATCTATACAAAGAACACAATACTTTCTTCTTCTGCACCTCAATACAATCAGAAACTATATAGTGACATTCCAACGTCAACGAGTTGGACAGATACATTGGCGGCTACTCTACAATATAACTATGCACCAATGATTAATGCTTACTACAATCGACAAACATATAACGATACAGAACAAGGTGACTATATTCCTATGGAGAATATACCTGATGAGTATATGGAGTTTAGAGATGATTTGATTCATGCAAAGAATCAGAACCATATGAATGATTTAATTGCTCAGATTGATGGTATGAGAAGAGTGAGGTCAAAGTTAGCTAATGCGTCATTATTCAATCAATTTACTGCTGGTTTGTTTGATCCTATTAATCTTGTTGCTTTACCTTTTGGTGGACCAACTTATGGTATTGTTCGTTCTGGTCTTAGGGTTGGTACTGGTGTAGCGGCATTACAAGCTGGATTAGAAGTTCCACGACAAGCATTTGATCCAGTAGCAACTGTTGGTGAATCAGCAATGAATGTTGGTGGTGCGTTTATTGTAGGTAATGCT